GTCGTGCTAACCTTCAAGGGTTGTAAATTGCTTTTAGCAGCGATAATACGCTTACATAATGCAGTGGTGCTATGGCCATCTGGGGTGTCAAAATGCATGAGCGACCCGGTGACTTGTGGCTTGGGCACGAGTGCCTCAAGGCGTAGAGCAACCTGGTTAAGAGTTTGTTCAACATATGGTTGCAAGGCAGCAATTTCTTGGGGACTGCTTCCGCAAGTTGACGGCAAGCTGGGTGCATTGGGAGCATAGTATGACGACCCAAGAGATTGCCATCCAGATGCTATCGGAGTTGGTGGTGTGTAGGCAGCTGTAACAAGGCCAGTAGGGGTAATACTTCCCGATGATGTTTCAGAGGAAGACACTGAATCTGCTGGCGAAAAGGCCTCTTCTGCAGGCTCGGGATCAATATCACCAGTACTGACAGCCCATTTATACCATGGGCGTTTCTCCTTAGCAAACATGGTTTGGAACATGTCAAGTGGTAATGCAAGTTCACCCGGAGCGCTAGGCAGAATTTCAGTTACACGACTAGTTATAAAGACTTCATTTGACACAACATCATCAATGGTGAAAATTGTAAAATGATGTTTGGCACAGAGATCAAGGATCGGCCCGGTGCCTCCTACACGTTCAGTCAAATGCACTTTACCATACTGCCACTTGATGACAAACGTCTTACCGGCCTCAATCAAATTAATCAAGGATGCGTACAGGGTGGAAAGCAATTTGGAATCACTAGGCTCTTCAAGACCCAAATCGGCATAGACAATGTCTTCATCAATTAACTGGATGCATTCCTTGCATGTAAGATTAAAATCAGGTATGATATTCAGAGAATGGTTCCTAGCAACTGACTTCACAAAATCACCATCTAGTTGATTGGCAAGGCAGACAGTAGTGATATTACTACGCTCACAAGCATAAGCAAGGTCGTTACCAGGCGCGGAACAGAGGAGAGCTATTGGGGCCTGCTGTATTACGAGCTCTCGAGCATAACTAGTATTGACAACGCCAAGTTTGCCGCCCATAAAATTCTCCCAAAAACCCGTCTTAGCGAAGAACCGCTCAAGCAGTGGCGCAATCCGATCATACTTGACTATATTTCGGTTGGCAGCTGCTTCCTCAGCGATGAAAGTGCCAGGGTGAACTGACCAACTCTGCTCAATAGGCTCGTGAAGGATTGACTTTGTAGGTATAAACTTCACTCCTACGCCATAACGCACAGCGTTGACTCTCACACGCGGTGAAAAATAAATGCGCTTCCCAGCAATGGTAAAGGAGAGATGATAGTCAGGGTCGAGTAATTTCTGAATAGTACTCTTCTTAGTGAGGTTCTCAACCAGAAGGCGGTCAAACGGTAGCGCATTCGAGTGCTTGATAAAGCCAGTATCATTGAAAAATGTGTAGTGCGAGCAAAAGCCATCCCTAGTCTTGCCGACAGAATGTCGGCAATGTGTGACTGCAGACAGCAGGGGGACGCAATGCTCATTTTCGAATTTCAATTGCGTGAGCAACTGTGGATAGCTGGCGGTGACAGCAGCAATGGTATCACTAGTGGCCTGATCAGCGGAGTTGGATTCTAGAAAATCTTTAACAAAAGTGGCATAAGATTCATCGCCATACATGATGATTGAAATGCTCTTAGGAACACAGTCATCAGGAGGACTAACATAACCTTCAAATGCTTCGAGGCTTCTGAAGTTAAGGTTGCTGATGGGCACAACAGTCTTACCGTGATACTCATGCATGTCAATTGGCAAGACACTGATGGAAGCAAGATGTAGGACAAGAGCTGCAACGTTAGTGTGAA